ATGCAAACACGTATTGAACATGACACTATGGGCGAAGTTGCTGTACCCAGTGAAGCACTGTGGGGAGCACAAACTCAGCGTAGTTTGCAGAACTTTAAAATTGGTAATGAACGTCTGCCACGTTCCATGATTCGTGCTATGGGTTTAGTGAAAAAAGCAGCAGCCCTGACTAATGCGGAATTGAATCAGATTCCGCATGAACTTTCAGGTTATATTGTTTCAGCAGCAGAAGAAGTGATTGCAGGGCAATGGGATAGTCAATTCCCGTTAGTGGTGTGGCAAACAGGTTCTGGTACGCAGAGCAATATGAATTGTAATGAAGTGATTGCCAATATTGCTAACCAGAATCTGGGAAATCCTTTAGGTTCTCAAAAACCGGTTCATCCGAATGATCATGTTAATCGTGCTCAATCAACGAATGACTCTTTCCCAACAGCAATTCATGTCGCTGCAAGTCTGCAAATCAATGAATTATTAATTCCAGCAGTAAAAAAACTGCGTGATACCTTGCATGCCAAATCTCAGGAGTTTTCCGATATTGTTAAAATTGGCCGTACTCACTTACAGGATGCTACGCCATTGACACTAGGTCAGGAATTTAGTGGTTATGTATCTCAGCTAGATCACGGTTTATTGCGTCTGGAACAGGCACTGCATGGTTTATATGAATTGCCTTTAGGGGGGACAGCAGTAGGTACAGGCTTGAATGCCCATCCTGACTATGCGGTTAAAGCAGCGCAAACTCTGGCAAAACTGACTGGACTGCCATTTGTCACTGCACCAAACAAATTTGAAGCTTTGGCAGGTCGTGATGCGGCAGTCTTTGCTTCCGGTGCATTAAAAACTTTAGCGGCGAGTCTGAATAAAATCGCCAATGACATTCGCTGGTTAGCTAGTGGGCCACGTTGCGGCTTTGGGGAACTTCGTATTCCTGAAAATGAACCAGGCTCAAGCATCATGCCGGGTAAGGTCAATCCGACTCAAAGCGAAGCGATGACCATGGTTGTGGCGCAAGTGCTTGGAAATGACACCACCATTAATGTAGCAGGTGCATCTGGAAATTTCGAGCTGAATGTATTTATGCCTGTAATCGCGTATAACTTGTTGCAATCCATTCAGCTGCTCGGTGATGCCTGTAATAGTTTCAATGATCACTGCGCCGTTGGTATTGAGCCGAACCGTGACAAGATTGAGCACTTCTTACATGATTCATTAATGCTGGTTACTGCATTGAACCCGGTGATTGGTTATGAGAATGCAGCCAAAGTTGCCAAGACTGCTTATAAAGAAGGTAAAACTCTAAAACAAGTTGCGGTAGAACTTGATTTAGTCACAGCTGAACAGTTTGATGAAGTCGTCCGTCCTGAGAAAATGGTTTCAGCGAATGCGAAATAAAGCTTGTAACGCTTTTATTTTCAATCTTTAAGCCTGTTTTATCATGGAATAGTCAGCAGTGGTTTTTATCTCAGGCAGAGTTGCGTACAATAGCATTAGATGAGATTAACCACTGATGATTGTTTTATGCTTGATATTTATTTATTATATCGTTTAGTTAAATTCAAGTGACTGATTTTTAATATAAAAATACCTTTAAAAATGATTAAAAATATGTCAATTTTGGTGGTTATGTAAACTTTGTAAAACAATAACTTATGATATGGTTTTGCAAGGCAATTTTATGTCAATTAAATCAATCAATAGGCCCCCAAAGAAGCTTAATCAAAGAAGGGCAGATCAATACCAACGTCTGCATCGTTCCATATAATTTCATGCCCAGACGCGTATTTTTCAGTCATTTTTTCTGAAGCATGTCCCGGCAATACCTGAGCCGATTTTCCTGCCTTTTTATGTAAATGAATTGCCAATGCACGGATCTCATGAAAACTTGGAATTTGTCTGCCACTTAGTTCGGGATATGCATTCGATTTTTTAACAGCATTCAGAAACTCGCGAGAAACATACTGTGCTTCGAGTTGAGTCCAATGTTCTTTGGATTGGCTTTTATTTTTAGTTTTACCTATTGGTACTCGATGGATGATGAAAGGACTAACCACATCGTCTTTGCAACGATCTAAAACTTTTTGCAGTTCTGCATTAATTTTTATACGTACATATCCAGCACCTTCGAGCAATTCAAATTCGTCCTCAGGGTCATCAGTCGTTTTCTCTTGGGCAACGTGCAAATATCCGTCCCAAATATCTGACCATTTCATATTGATGATGTCGATTCGACGCTGGGTAGTTAAAAGGGCAAGATCAATCGCATTTTTTAACCATTGCGGTGCGGCATTGCGCACCCCTTGAAGACCTTCGAGAGTATGTCGCTTACGTTGCTTAATTCGATAACGTTTTATGGTTTGGGCCGCTGGGTTGTCTACAACTAGACCTTTGCTAATCGCAAGATCAAAAATTTGAACAATCAAACTGCGTGTTTCAATACTCGTTGAAGCAGGTAAACTATCAAGTAATTTATTAACCATTAAAAGCGTGATTGAACTAAGTGGGATATCTTCCCACTCTGCGCATCTGTTTAAACTATGTGTGTATGTTCGAATGGAGTTAGGAGCAAGCGGTCTGCCATCCTTTCTGCGTTTTTCAGCCAAAAACTTTTTAGAAAATTCACCAAAGGTCACTTCACCAATGACAGAAGCCACCAAATCAGTAGATGGCATTAATAGGTCATTGAGCTTACGTGCTGCGATAATGGCTTTGGCTTTATCATCTCCCATACCGTGAAATTTACCCGTCAAAGGGTGGCGGTATCTCCAAGTGTTGATACCGCTCCGGTATAAGTTAGCCGGTAAATCTTTATTGCGTTTGGTGCGCGGACGAGCCATTTTTAGTTTCCTAAAACCTTATCAACTAAATCATTACCAGTTTGCTTTTGATAAACGTTCCAATTGATGTACCACAGTTTGCCTTTTTGTTCGGCAGGTAGCCGACCTAGTTGGCATTGTCGCACAATTGTTTGGCGGGTTGGAGGAGTACCGTCCTCACCGTATACCCGTTTAATAAACTCTGAAACTTTAACTAAACAAGCTTTACTCATGACACTTCTCCCAAACTTAAAATTAAGTCCTCATCCAATCCGCTATCTTCTTTAATCACGATACGCATTTCTTCTTCATAGCCTCCATAAGTAAATCCTGCACTTCACGCTTTGACTCTCTTCGTTCCATCACCACCGAATCCATAGTGCCTTTTGCAACAATGTGGTGGATGAATACCGGTCTGTCATGTCCGGCCTGCGCCTGGCGTGTTGGTCCAATACGTTCAATAATTTGCTGGTATTCTTCGAGGTTCCACCAGTGTGAAAAGAACACCAGGATATTGCCGCCGTCTTGTAAATTCAGTCCGTGACCTGCACTTTGCGGATGGGCGAACATCACTGGAATTTTCCCTTTATTCCAATCACTGATTGTTTTTGGGCTCTTATCAAGCTGTCTGCCTTGAGGGAAAGCTTTAAGTAAACGTTCAAGGTCACTTTTCCAGTGATAGGAAACTAGTACCGGCATGCCTGCAGCTTCTTCGATAATCGATTCCAAGGCTTGTAACTTAAGATCATGGATATTTTCCCATGATCCGCTTTCATCGGTGTACAGCGACCCGCTGGCAATCTGCAAGCATTTCATTGTTTTCGAGGCAGCATTAAAAGCTTCGACTTCGATGGTGTCTGAAAGTTCAATGAACATTTCATTTTCCATTTCGTCATAAACTTTTCGTGCTTTACCGGTCAGCTCAACTTCAATGATGTTCACAATTGGCTCATCGATATCGAAATGGTCTTTGGCTTCAAGTGAAATGCAGATGTCTTTTAGCTTTCCGTGAATCTCCCCTTGTGAATGTTTGAACGGCACAAGCTGAACTGCATGTCGATCTGCGCCAACCTGTATTGATTGAAACCATCTTGAAGTAAACGCATTGAAACTGGTGCCAAGGCGGTTACCACGATCCAGAAACCACATTTGACCCCATAAATCTTTTAGGCCGTTTGGGGCAGGCGTACCTGTCAAAGCAATAAAGCGTTTTACATATTTGTGAGTAACTTTGCCCAATGCTTTGGCACGTTTTGAACCTTGGCTTACGCGGAAACCTTTTAGCTTTGTACTTTCATCTGCAACCACTTTGGTGAAGGGCCATTTGCTGCCCAGGTGTTCAACCAACCATGGCAGATTTTCATAGTTGATTGTATAAACATGTGCTTTCTGGCGAAGTGCTGCTTCACGTTCTTTGGGCGTACCGACCACAGCAACGATTTTGAAGTTTTCCAGGTGTTGCCATTTGTTCGCTTCATCCGGCCATGTACTTGCTGCGACTCGCAAAGGAGCAACGACAAGAGCAGGACCCGGCTCGATCATTTCCAACAGTTCAAGTGCTGTCAGTGTCGAAATGGTTTTACCCATCCCCATGCCGGCGAAGACACCGCAACGCGGATTATCGAGAATGTGCTCGACAATTGCATTTTGGTAAGGGCGAGGGGTGAAAGGTTTAGCTGTCATTCCGCATTTTCCTTTTCATAAATTTTTTGATCAATTTGGGCCATGGTTACCAGTAGTGGTTTTAGTTCCGCATCGGCTTCGCTATGTTTGTACTGCTTATTCAGACGAGCGTTCACGCCCAAAGGTATGCAAACTAAGTTGTCCAGGTCGAAATTGGTTTTATTGCCGTCCTTAAAACGAATCACATGTTTATCCGGCATAGGGCCGTTTTCGTTCTCCCAGATAACTACATGTTTTAATTTAAATTTGTTGGGCTCCGCGACTTTAACCATGGTGTACCCATCAACGTGGAAACGTTCATACCCGATAGGTTTTCGATTCCATTCTGAATTGCTACCTTTGGTCCATGATCCTGAATTCGCTTTCATCACTCCGACAGTGCCTTTATTCCAAGGTTGGCTGTCTTTACCAAATCTACCGTTACGGCCTGTGCGTAAACCCATGCGAGTACAAAGTGATTTAATTACATCGCGACTGTAATCTGTACCAAATTTCAGATTGAACATTTCGGCCAGTAGCTTGCGAGGTGTTTTAGCATTCGCTTTCAGGTAATCAAGTTGCTCAGCGGTATATGGGTTTGGAATGCCTTTAGCCATGGCTTATCCCTCAATCGCGGTATTAAATTGCTTTGGCAATTGCGGACGATCTTGTGGTGCTTTTAACTTTTGAGCATCCAAAATCAAACTGTTTAGTGCGACTAGAGATTGCGCTGTAGCATTGACTGCTTTGGCACGGTTGAATTCACGCTGGATTTCATCAGGTGCAAGTGGATTTTCATCCTTGTCGGTCAGATCGTTTAGGCGTTCCAGTTGTTCGATTAAGATGTTATGCACATCGTGTAAGCCATTTTTCATTCCAATAATTCCTGTATTCGCTCAATTGAGTCGATCACTTCAATTCGTTGTCCCATACGTGCCATGCGTTCATGCTCACGTGCTTGGGCAAGAGTAGGTTTCTCACCTGGCGCTTTAAGCTCTGCCCAAAACGAATTGCCTTTGATCATTACCAATCGGTCGGGGGCACTATTTCGACCGATCCATTTAACTTTTCTTACTTCACCGCCTAGTGCTTTGACTTGCTGCACCAGGGCTTTTTCAATCTGGGATTCGCGCATTGCTATGCCCGGATAGGCATTAAAACTCCGCGGGCTTTATGAACTGCCCCCGAAAAATCAATGTGTGCCGAACAATTAGGGCCAATGGTAGGTGTGACTTTTACTTGCGCAACTTTGCTTTTATCCCCGAGCAACTTTGCTATCTTTTGATAGTCAACAAGGTATTGCCAATTGAAAGTAGGGTAGTCGCCTTCGTACTCAGAACCGTCAGCGCGTGGAATTACTCTTTTCCAATCGGGATATTTACAATCATAAGCACGAAAGCGTTCACGCAGATCGGTGCCTGCAATTACCATTTCGCCTTCAAGACCGTCGATTTCGATATCGACCATCTTTTTTAAATCCTTAATACCGACTGCTTTTTTAGAAAGGTATTCAATGGATTCACGCGGAATAACAACCTGAGGCATTTCAGGATCTAATCCTTCGACTTCTGCAAAGAACATACGATGCCCATCAGTAGAAGTTACGTGGCCCTTATCAACGGCAACTCCGACTAAATAAAAACGTACGTCGTTTTTAGCGGCACAAATTACAGATGCTTTAAGCAAGGCAAGCGGTATAGAAAAAGATCGTTTCATTTCAGTTAGTCCTTTTTATAGCGATAAGCTTCAAAACCTGCTGCTGCCAATGGCAAATCAATTGCCCATTCGGGATTAGCTGCAAGCAGTTTGGATAAGTATTCATTGTTGAATTCTGATGAGTCTGGGGTTTCAGTGATCACTTCATCGTGAACAGATAAAACGATTTCATATCCTTCAGACTCAATTTTTGGCATGTTGTATGCCAGTACGTCTCGGGAAAATGCCTGTGTGATGTTCTCGGCTAATTTCCCGCCGTAGGTATAAAGGCGTTCCCATTTGCGGGTGTACTGGTTATTGCCCATGTAAGAGATACGGCCATCATCTTCAGCACGTGCACCTGGGTAGCAAAGGAAGCGACCGCTTGGCAGTTTTATTAAAAGCCATGAGCCTTTTTTCATCATGACCACTTTGCGGCATACAAAAGCTCTTTCTGGATTGGTCAATGCTGAAATCGCTGTGTTCTTTAACTCAGACCACCATGCAGAGATATTCGGATGTGCATAGCGCCAGGAACGTTTAAATGAATCGCAGACCAGCCAAGTGTCGCGCTTCAATCCGAAGGTGTTACGGCGTTCTTTTTTGTGCCATTCCCATGCGCGGATCGCTTCATTCATCACACCGCTGTCAATGCCGTTAATTGCCTGTTCAGCCATTGCATCAAGATCAAGACCATACGCTGCTGCGAAAGTTAGGAAGGCACCAACGCCACCTTCATAGCCCAGAGCAAGTTCTTGAACTTTACCGACTTGGCGTTGTTCTTTATCTACAGACTCAGGCGGTACATTGAACGATTTGGAATAGGCCAATTTATAAAGGTCATGTCCGGTGCCGTTGTCGAAATCGCGGAATGCTTGGTTTTTCCACTCTTCACCTGCAAGCCAAGCCAATCCGCGGCCTTCAATATTTGACAAGTCAGTGATAACCAGTTTTTTGCCTTCTGGTGCCTGGATACATCCACGGATTGCGGATGAAGTCAGCTCCATGACGTTTTCATAGAAAAGGTCAGCACATCCTGCTTTTAATACTTCGATACCTTCATCGATTACTGTTTGTTTTAAAGCTGGTCTAGGTAGGTTTTGTGGCTGAAATAACCGACCTGCCCAACGTCCTGTGCGACTAGCACCGTTAAATTGCAAAGTGCCTCTAAGCCTTCCGTCCGTATTTGTTCCAAGAGCAAGTGCTTTGTATTTGGCTGTACTCGTAGTCGATGCTTGTAAACGGATTGCGATGAGTTCTCGCACAGCAAGAGGGAGTGAATCATCATTAAGCCTTCGTTCGAGGGTGGATTTTTGCATGTCAGGCAAAGAAACTCCGTGAGCGTTAAGGATGTGTTTAAGCATTGCGTCACGTTGAGTGGCAGCTTCGACTTCGCCATTGGTCATTTCCTTGGTTTGTTTTGCAAGTTGAATTTGTGCAAGGTCCACAGCTTGAATCGCGGATTGCACAAGGTCAGTGTCAATACATACGCCACGATCATTAATTTTTTGATCTAGGTGCCATAACGCTAATTCGGCATTGCGGTAGTTCCACTTCGGCATTTTTTTACGCAATTCACGCATAGCCAAAATATCGTTCTTTGCATAAGCCAGGAATTCAGCCCATTTTTCAGGATGCGTTTCACTGGTCGCACGTCGATGTGCACGGTTGGCAGGTTGGGGTTTGCAGAAAAGCTGAATTAATTGTTTACCGGCTTTGTCTTTGGCAACGTCAGATTCCAGACCGAAGATTTCACAAAGTGAACCTAATGCACCTGGTAGTGAATGGCTTAATGCTTGAACCATAGTGTCTTCCCAACGTTCGATTTTCAGATCGAATTGAGGCATTGCATGGCGCAAAACAGTACGGTCAAAACCTGAATTGTGCGCAATTAGCTTTACAGCTTGATCTTTTAAAAGTGCGGCTAATTCTTTGCTCATTGGATTTTGCGTAAGGTCTTCGACGTGTACTTCGCCTTCGCCTAAAGCCCACGCGAAAATCATCACTTCCGCATTTTCTGCATAGGCATGTGTGCCATTTTTAATTGGTGTTTCGCAGTAGGTTTCGAGATCGAGGAATAGTTCGAGTTGCATTATTTATTTCCTTTTTGCTTTAGTGAAATAAACGCAGGGCATGGAATACGTTTATTTCCCAAAGCAACCACCGAGGTGGATGCCGTTGGTTGGGTTAAGAAAGATGAAGAATGAATCTTGTACTTTCGCTTTCCTCTAAAACATCATTCAAAAACGATGTAAGGCGACTATCTCCGTGAAGTTGAATTTTTGCTTCTTCAATTTCGTCACGACTTACTTCAACAATCCCGTCACCGTTTGTTCCGCGATCAAATTCTTCGGCATTAAACGCACGATAAAAATTTGAAAGGTCACCAGAAACATTCAATGAACTTTTAAGTTCTGTTTCCTCGGAATCGGGTAGCGTTACAAAAAAGTAATGGCTCATGCTTGGAAGTTCCCTTGGAAAATTTGGCCTTGACCTTCTAAACGCTCGGTCAGAATGTCTTTGAATTCTTCTGCCAGTGTTTCGGTCAATGCCTCTTCACCAACAATGCGTAGAACAAAGCCAGGTGCATCGTCGTTATTTGCAGAAATACGAAGTGAAATTTTCACCGTACGAGGGTTTAGGCCGTGGAAGCATTCCGTGTTTAAAATGAAGTAATGAGGAAGGTTTTCGTCTACGCCAGTAGCTTCCAATTTCTCTAGAGCACTTACCTGATGGCCGAAATCTCGTACCTGGCTATCAAGTTCCGAACCTTTTGTGATTTTTACTTTGCGAAGTGCACGAATTGCTTTATCCAGATCGATTTCACCTTCATCGTTGTACGCTTCAAGGAATTCGGCCCAGTCGTCGATAACGTCAATCAATTGCTGTTGGCGTAGGCGATTGCCGTTCAGCCCTTCGAAACGTGCAAATTCAGCTTTCTTTTCTAAAGTTAAAGTTGCAGTGTCATCCCCATGGCCTGGATCAATAAGATCGCCGAGGTTAAGGAAAGTTTGTGCACTTAAACCGCGTTCAGTGTTGATGTATGTTTGGACGTTTTCGTCTTCACCGTTGTTACGGAATTCGATGTAATGAACATATGAAGGGATCGAACGAGTTTCGTAACGTCCACGGTAGCGGTCACGTTGCGCATTGAATTTTTCAGTGCTGTGAAGCTTGAAGCCTTCAGGCAGAATTGCGATTGAAGCACCCGCGTCTACTTGAACTGGCAATCTACTTTGTGCTGCTACTGCAAGATCCGCGATTTGTTGTACTGCTGCTTGTTCCATATTTTTTACTCTTAATTAAGTTGTGATTGGAAAGTGTTAAAAAAAGGGACTACATCAATCCATGTAGTCGTGTGCTTTAGCAGATGCCGGCATGATTGAAATGCCGCCGCCATGAAGAACATGCATTGGTGTTGCGCCTTCAACTAATTCAGAACGATGACCTTTAGAAGTTGGCGTTTTATAGTCAAGGGAATGTGAAATATTCACCTGGCTTGTGTCAGAGATCTGTTTGATCTTTAACTTGATAGTGACTTCACCTTGTTTGCCGTTGGCAACCACACCAGAGGCAACATCAGACAGGACAGCCCCAAGTTGCTTTTCGAAAACACCGGCATTTAATTCGCCAATGAAGTCAGATACATCAGTAGGTTTTGCGTTCATTTTTATTTCTCACTTTTGATTTTTGAAAAAGGATTGCCCTGATTGCCCAGGGCAGTTGGGATTAAGCGAATGCAGGATCGTCTGCAAAGTCATCGGTAGCCAGGTCGTCAAATTCATCATCAGAAGCCGCACCGCCACCTGCGAATGCATCACCGTCTTTAAGGAACTGCACGCCACGAAGTGAAGCGTTTACGCGTTTACCGAATGAATTGTCTTGAGCCCAGAGTTCAATAGATGCATTCACGTAGCAGCCTGCGTACGGTTTGCCATCTGCTGAGTCCAGTGGCGTTTTATCGCGGTCGATAATTAAAGGACGTGTTTTGTTGCTGGCATTGATAAACAGGTTGCCTTCATATCCGGCAAGGTCGGCTTTAGTGTCGCCATCGTGTAAAGCCAATTTGTCCTGAGCCTCCAGGCCTTTTTTCACTTGAGCCCATTTAGCGCCGAATTTCGCCTCGCCAACTTTGTCGATGGCAGCTTTGATCTCTTTAACAGCAGGGTGTGCAGGATCCATCAGGAACGCTGCGCTGAATGTTGGTTCGCCGCCGTTTACGGATTCAGCTTTGAACAACTTAGGGAACGCTAGGCGAACATTTGATAATTTAACTTTCATGGTTTTACTTCCTTAGCTTTTAAACAGTTTCAAAATCGTTGAGGGGGTTTACTTCAAGCGCTGGACGCTTGTCAGATTCGGGTGCGACAGTTGGTTTTCCTTCTGGACGCACAATTAGGTCTTGGACTTTTGTCCATTGGCGAGGACCAATTGTTCCGGCCTTTTGCAATTTTTCTGCGTTGGTCGGAGAGATCAGTTTTAAGTCGTACATGTCTTCGACTTTTAAGCGCATGCCCTTAAGAACTTGTTCAGCTTCTTCGGTGTTGGACCATGAGCGATTGCCTGCACGTCCTTGAACCAGTTTGAATCCAGGTACTTTTTCACCGTTGTGCAGTTTTTCGGTGACGGCAACAGCAACCGCTTTAGTCCAGGATTCGATCAAAGGCAGTGCCGCGTACAATTTGCCGAGTAATTGGTTTTCGTGGCTTGGTACTTCTTCAACCGATTGCTTGATATCTGCTTCCAGATCACACGTAGTCAGATCATCAAATTCACCTGTAATTGTGCTAATCACAGCTTTCATTAATGCAGGGCAAGTCGCCTTGGCTTTACACCAGTGACATTGTTTTTCACCTGGGCTCAGCAGTTCGTTCTCATTGAACAGGGCGGTGCCTTCATCAACTGACTTGATCAACTTGACCGTGTTCTTAGTGCGATCCGCAAATTCAAGAAGATCTGCTACTGGAACAACCCATTCAGAAACATGACTTAAACGCGGCTGGTGAATTACCAAACGGGCTTGCTCGAAATCATCAAAAATGCCGAAGTCACCTAGCGCACCAAGTGCGTAAAGCATCATTTGCTCATTGCCTTGTGCATCAACTTTGGTACGGCCATATTTAAGGTCGTGCACCTGGATCTCTTTAGGTGCCAGAATGATTGCGTCAGAAGTACCGAAAGCATTGTCTGAATCGATGTATTGAGAAAATTCAACACGGTGTTCGATTAGCAGTTCATTTCCTTCAGCCTGGGAACGTACAGCATCGATATACTTTTGAACGTACTCAGCCATTTCAAGATCAACGGAAAAACCTGAGCGAGTTTCAGCGGCATCTTGATCCCAAGAGGCATTGCCTTTTCTGATGGTGATGAAAGCATTCAAAAAGTCAGTCGCGTTACGGTTTTGTTCCAAACATTCAGATGCCAGGAAGTGAGCTGCCGTACCTTCATCCGCTTGTGCAGAAGATTCGTTTTTCATACCCTTTTCTAGAATCAAACTGCCCGGGCATTTGATCCAGCGGTGTGCTGCTGATGGGCTAAACTTTGCATGCGTAGTCATGATTCGGCCCTCAAGCGAGATATGCTTTGTAGATTTGAAGGCAAAGCAAAACGACAGCGATGAAAATGCAAAGCGCAATAATCACGATTTCAAATTTGCTAATTGGCATGTAGTTGCGAGGTGATTGCGCAAAGTCTTTGGCTTTAAGGCGTTTAGCGCAAACACGATTCAAAGTATCGTTAGGCATTTGCGCTCTCCAGTGCTTTCTCAGCTGCAACAACAACAGCTGCATAATCTTTTGCTTGGATAGCGGAAACATTCGCCACGTTGAAGTGGGCAAGGATTTTTTGCAGTTCGCTACGTGATTTCTTAGCCACTTGCATAAGGGCGCTTTTCACATCATCAGCGGTGAAAGCTTGTTGGGCAGATTCATTCAGAGCCTCGTCGCCGTCGGTTGCTTCAACATCTTGCAGTTCATCTCGTGCTTGCAGAGATTGATGTTCATTTTGCTCAGCAACATGGGTAATCTCCGCTTCTGGCTGCTTTTCAACCGTTTTAGTATCGCGGCTGTTTACAACGGCCATATTTACGGATTGCATGTTTTCTAGAAGCGCTGTGAAGCGGTTAAGTGCTTCAGTGTTTTCTTTTAGTGCTTGTTCTAAACTCATTTATTTATACCTAAAGTATGAACTTGATGAAGCAAATATATACTTGGGTATGAAATTACGTCAACATAAATTTATACTTTTGATATGTATTTTTTATAAACTTTTGATATAGAAATAAATTTATTTTTTTATATGCGATAAAAAACCGCTCATAGAGAGCGGTTTTTTTATTTGTAGTGATTCTTTTACCTACGAAGATTTCTTATGTGGTCAATAACAGTAGCGATAATTCGAATACTTTGAAAACGAGAGTCCAGGTTTGGGTAGTTTTCGTTAATCGCGATTAACTCAAAATATTCACGACCGTTTTCGTCGAAACCTCTTGGTTTATATTTTTTAAAAGTAGCATCATGTCCATCATTTTGTGCAATCACATAATCCCCTGGCATAGGTTGAACATCGGGATCGACAATAATTTTATCCCCGGCTTTAAATTCTGGGTACATACTGTCGCCAGTAATTTCTAATGCAAAAGCATACTCGCCTAGATCTCCTGCATATGTAGCAACGAATTCATCTTGGGCATTTAAGATTGCTTCTTTAAAACTTCCCGCTTGAACAAAACTTATAAGTGGCACGAGTCTAATACTACTTCCATGGATTTTTTGAACGTTACTTATTTTTTCAGTCAACTTTTTTTCTACAGCAGTTTCAACGTCTTGCTTTATTTCATTGACCAAATTCGGATCTTCATTCTCTAACTGTTCAAGGGCTTTTTTCAAGCGCGTATTGTTAATTCTTTTACCTATAGCGTCAAATGCTGTCGCAGCAATTGCCCCTGCAGCTAATCCGATAGGTCCGGCAAGCGCTGTTCCCGTAACTATACCGGCAGTAATTCCCCCGAAACCGGTGCCTGCTACAACCCCTAATGCAGCTCGTGCATTGTTCAGCTGCTTTGTCATTTCACCTTCGCCAGTGACTAACCATGCGAAATCTACACCGGTATATTCAGCGATTTTTTCTAGAGTTTCCTTACTGACTTTGCCTTTTTTCCAGTTTGTTGGTGCACCTGGAGACATCTCTAATGCCTGTGATAATCCGTTCCAACTCAGTTTTATCCCGTCTTTTTTGGATTTATATTCCATGGCAGATTGGATGCGTTGGGCAATAGGATGAATCGTGATTGCGGTAACTAATGATGCTTTTTCAATATCCTTATTCAAGTGTTTGAAATCATTAGGATTCAGGGCTTTTGTGATAGTAATTTTAGTGTTCTTATTTTTATCTTGGCCTAATTCTTCAATCAGAGCTTTTTCAAAATCTTTGCTAGAAATATCCGCCATACGTCGTTCCTTTATATCAGGAAATATTCTTTTGTCCTATAAATTATACCTTATGTATAACACTTTAGTATAAAAATTTTCATACAGCTAGGTTGTTTTAACTCATACCATTGGTATAAGATTAATTATATTTAATGTATAAATACTCAAGGGAAACTTTTCGATGTTCGAAGATGAAACGCCTTTAGCTCGTGTGGTTAGAGAAATTGGAGGACAGGTTTTGGCAGGTGCTGCTTGTGATGTAACCCCGGCGATTATCGGCCGATGGATTAAGAAGCAGCACCTGCCAAGGACTGATTACACTGGTGAAACAGATTATGCGGGTGCTTTAGCAGTAGCGAGTGGAGGGAAATTTGACCGTGAATGGATTCTCCAAGAATGCAATCCGGTCAAAGTAAAAGGCAAAAAGAAGGAATTGGCGCATGAGTGAAAACGGTCAAAAATTCGATTCAGAAAAATTACGCTTTTCACTTATCCCGAGAGGCGTGCTGTTTCCAGTGATCAAAGTACTGGAATTTGGTGCAAGGAAATATGCTCCTGAAAATTGGCGCCATGTTGAAAATGCACGTACTCGCTATTTCGATGCAGCACATCGTCATCTTGATGCCTGGTGGAAAGGGGATTCATTAGACCTTGAAACTGGGGAATCCCATCTGGCCCATGCAATTTGCTGTTTGATGTTTTTACTCGCTTTGGATTCTGAGAATAAATTTCCACGTATCTGTAATCACGACTGGCAAGAAGTTACTGCAAACGACGATGCACATCGGACTTTCGTTTGCTCGAAGTGTCCTTCTCAAAAATCAGTGTCTTTTAATGAGGAGTTTTTACAGCCATGACAAATTTCCGTGAGCAAGGTAAAAAACTTCTCGCATATAACTATATGGTCGTTCCGATCAAGCAAGGTGAAAAACGCCCTGCATTAAAAGACTGGCAGGATGCACGTATCTCAGCAGCTGATCTACTGAAATACCCAAATTGCGGTATCGGTGTTCTAACTGGGCAAGGGCAGTTTCCAATCTGCGCAGTAGATATCGATGTACTGGATGAAGCTCTGGCAGAGGAATATGCAGAATGGTGCCGGGATAATTTAGGCGTCAGCTGTGAGCGTGTTGGTAAAGCACCAAAAATGTTGATGGTTTACCGTGCTGAAGATGCAAACTGGGGTAAATCCATTTCAGGCTGGTTTGCTACTCCTGAAGAAGCTAAAAAGCCATTTAAGGAAATGGTGAAACAGCGCCTTGAGGTTTTAGGTAAAGGCCAGCAGTTCGTGGCCTACCACATTCACCCAGATACCGGTAAGGAATATGAATGGGTGGATTTCTTTGACGGTCTGACTGAGTTCTCAGCGGAAACGCTGCCTGTAGTGACCAAAGAGCAAATAGCTGAAGCTGTAGACGTATTCGAGTCAATGGCCCAAAAACATGGCCTAGTCCGAATCAAAAACAGTAAATCCAAAGTTGGTGCTTTGACTTCAAGCGAACTTGAGGATGAAGACGACCCATTAATGAACACGACTATGCCGATCGGCTGGTCTTTAGAGGATGCTAAAAAATACCTTGAATACATTGACAATGAGGACTTTGAAACCTGGTTACGTGTTGGCATGTCTTTGCATCATGAGTTTGGTGCCAGTGATGACGCACTTGCTTTGTGGGATGAATGGTCATCGTCAGCTTCAAACTATTCAAGCACTGACGATCTTGCGTACCGATGGGCCACGTTTAGTCAGACAGGTGCCAGTATCATCACAGCCCACTGGTTACTTAAAACAGGTCGCGACTCGAAACGGGAAAAGATTCGTACAGAAAAACGACTGGCTTTAAGCAATATCAAAGACCTGATCACCAAGTGTGAAGATACTCAGGACTTAATCCAGGTAGTTGCCAAAGAGGCGGGGAAAATTGCCGGAACGGATTTAGCATTGCGCGCTGAGTTGTCTGGACATATCCGCAACCGCTTTAAGCAGATTTCTGATGTCGGTCTGACTACTCGCGAAATCAACATTGCTATGGGCGGAAAGAAAGTCCAGCTGGCATTCGATGATTCCAAAAAATTGCCGATGACTGAATTCGGTAATGCAGCCCGGATGCTTGAGCAGTATGGCAATGAAATCATGTTCGTGGCTGAAACCGGGAACTGGTATCGCTGGAACTCAGTCTACTGGGAGCCGTGTGTTTCAGTGGTCATTGAGCAATATGCAAAACAGACTGTTTTAAAACTTGCTGATGAAGCCAAAAAGATTGATGACGATTCCCAGCGTGCAGAATTCTTTATTTTCTGCGCAAACAGCCAAAAGGCTTACATGGTCACCAACATGGTTCGATTAGCACAATCAGATCCGCGTGTCCTGGTGCCGATTAAAGAGCTGGATAGTGATCTTTATTTATTGGGGTGTGCGAATGGCGCTGTTGACCTGCGTACTGGTGATCTTATTCCACCTTCCCAGGATCTGATGATTACCTATTCAACTGGCGTTGAATATAACCCTAAAGCGAAATGCCCGTTGTTTAAAAAGACCGTGCTTGAAGCATTTCACGATGATCAAGAAATGGTTGATTTCTTCCAGCGTCTAATGGGTTATGCCATTTTAGGTAATCCAAAGGAAAACCTAATTGTGATTCCTTTCGGGGATGGATCAAACGGTAAATCCACCGTTTTGACCACAATTTTCAAAGCGCTTGGCGATTACGCCAAAATGACACCAGCTGAAACTTTCTTAGGTGAAGGCAAGTCCAGTGCAGGTGGTGCACGTGAGGATTTACTCCGATTACGTGGTGCACGTTTCGTTTATGTCGGTGAGCCTGATGAAAACAAGGAATTGAAAGAAGGTCTGGTCAAATCCATGACCGGTGGCGAATCCATCATCGCACGTGGCCTTTATTCCAAGGTTTCAGTCGAATTCACACCGACCTGGACAGTGGTCATGCCGACCAACCATAAGCCAATCATTAAAGGTGGTGACCATGGTATTTGGCGCCGTTTAATGATGGTGCCGTTCACCAGAAACTACGATAAGGACACGACGGTTAAGAAAGACCCGAGCCGTAGTGAAAAGTTAAAAGGTGAGTTGCAAGGCGTTCTTGCCTGGCTTGTCCAGGGTGCTCTGGAATACCAGCAACACGGTCTGAATGAGCCACAGAAAACCAAGGAAGCACGTGACGAATATAAGGAAGATATGGACCTTCTTTCTGACTGGATCCGTGAATGTTGCGAAGAAGGCGACCATAAAGAGACTTCACAAAATCTCTGGATCAGCTGGCAGCAGTATGCAGAAGCACGAAAAGAATTGCGCTATATACCGACGGCTCGAGCGCTTGGGCGTCGTTTGGCAAGTCGATATAAGACAGTGAAAGGTACAGGTGGCAAACGGATGGTTTCCGGTTTGCGTGTGGCAGTTGACTCTGTTACCGCAGATTTTACGGAAACGGAATAAGCGGTTTATGTCGTTGAACGCGTAATTTTTTGCATGTTTGCAGTTTTTTACGTGTTCGTTGCGGTTAGGAATTGGAAATAGTGGCGTTAGTGGCGTAATAGTGGCGTTTTTCAGGAAGTACCCTTTTATATATTCTGCTACTTCCTAAAAATGGACTAAAAAATGCCACTAACGCCACTCTAAGAAAATAGCGATTTTTAAGGTGAAAATTACAGATGAGTACGACAGCACAGCGGCCCCACTTTTCTGTGGCAATTGATTGGAAACAAAGGGACATTGAACAGTGGCTTGAGCAATATGGATCATGGCTTTTAATCGATTGCCGTTTTGAAAACCTTGGAGCAAACAGCATTATGGGTAAGCTTCTGGATATGGCACAAGGCGTAAAGAGCGACCATCGTCGTCGAGCTTTACCCCGTTGCAATATCTCTGACCATGAAGCTGAAGCAATAGAGAGTTTGATTAATCACATTTTCCAGACGGAAACAACGAAGGCCAAGAAATGGTTGAAGATCGTGGTGAGCTATCATGTCGAGGGATTGAGTGAAGAAGCGATTGCACACCAAAACAATATGTCTCGCTTTGGAGTCACCCGGGATAAGATGCACGGCATTATCCGTATGGTATCTAAACACTCGTATCTGAGAAGCCGATTAATTGATTAAAACTTGACTGCCGGCAGTAATGTGGTAAATTCTCTTTATCATGGTCGAAGTGTCACACAGACGACCGGTTAAAAAGCTCAGATTATCCTCTGGGCTTTTTTAATGCCCTGGGAAATATTTTTTGTGTAAGCAATACCAGGGCCCTTATGGCGGTTCCTATTAATTTCTAGTGGTTTTTAAATTAATGACCGCCTCCAAATTTAGGAGGTCCACATGCTCCAATTTTTCCTTTGCTTATTCGGCCTTCACGGTGTGACCGAGATCGATTACACGGTTGATGATGAAGAAGAAATCAAAGTGTGTCGTGATTGCTTAAAAGAAGTTGAATAATTTACCGAACGGATTTCGGTGCCATGAACCCTGCTCAATTCTAGATATTGGCAGGGTTTTTATTTTTTAGGGGAAAGAGAACATGGCTCAGAGCAAACACGAACTTAAAAAGAATCTTAAAGAATACGTGAATGAACGAGAGCGCTGGTGTCTCGCATTGCAAAACTGTTCGGCCCTGTATTCGCTGAAGAGTGCTGTTAGTACCCATGTAAGAGAATTAGATCGCCGTATTCAAAACCTACATTGGCTATTAGAGAAAGACAAATGACATGCCAAGGCTGTGAAGCAAGACGCAAATGGATGAAAGAACAATATGAACGATCAAAAGAACGAATGCGGTTGTGTATCGAACGACTTACTTCTAAAGCTAATCGAACAGAACAATCAACTGATTCAGCAAAACAACCAACTCATCCAGATCAACAATGAACAGAATGCTCAGATCAATGAGCTATTGATTCAGTTGGAAGGTGGTGAGGAAGAGCCTAAGAAGTCACCTTATTTGGATTGATGGTCATGAAACTACCCAGACTGCAAAGCAAACTACAGGCGATGACACCGAAGGCACCGAGACCACCTAAGAACAATTGGGGTCAAGGTCGTGGTGGTAGACCGTGGCGCAGACTCAAGCAGAAGATTCATACCCGTGATGAGTGGACCTGCTGCTCATGTGGTCGTGTAACCATGGAGCTTGAGTTGGACCATATCGTTAATGTGGCTCAAGGTGGTACGGATGATGAATCAAACCTTCAATCGTTGTGTGTGCCGTGTCATAAGAAGAAGACAAGTAAGGAGAGTAAGCAATGAGCAATGAAGAATTGTTAGAGCAGCTAGAGTCTGTGGCCAACTTCATGCGCGGCATGCAGTTCGATGTTCGAATCCCTGCCGATGCAAGAGAAGCACTGCGTGAACGCGCAATGGAAATCGATGATATTGTTGAGGCGGCTTCAGGTGAGTGAATAGGCCGGGGGGAGTCAAAAAGTTTGAAACCATAAGCCAGCGGACACCGCCGCCCATCCCACTTATAAAAAAATTTCCCATTTCAGCAAAAGTTAAAGCGAAAAGTTAAAGGTTAACCAATGGCACTAAGCGAAAAAATGAAAAAGTTTGCTCAGGCCGTTGTTGACGGCTTAAGCAACAAAGAAGCTGCAATTTCAGCAGGTTATGCAGAAAAGACAGCATCACAGGCAGGGTCGAAATTAAGAAAAGATCCCGAGGTTTCCGTCTACATTGAAAAGTTAAAGGCTGATAAAGAAGGCCGAAGTTTAACTTCTGAAAAACCGAAAGTTAAACCGATAGAAGCTTCAAGTTATGAAGATGAAGATCCGATCGAAGACCAGTACAGCACTGACGATCCTCTCGACTTCTTGATTAACGTTATGAAGAACGGTGGCAATGAAATGATGCTTCGGGTGAATGCTGCTCGTGCTGCACTCCCATATTTTCACGGCAAGGTTGCTGAAAAAGGCAAGAAAGAAACCAAAGCTGATGAAGCCAAAAAAGCCACTCAAGGCGGGAAGTTTGGAACACTTGGTTCGCAGCTAAGGAGCTGATATGTCAACAGTGTCTTTTAATATAAATTACCCAATACGCTTCAAGCCTACGGACTTTGGGAAGGCGCACTATCGAGAGCAAAGAGAAGTAATCCAAAGAAGAATAAAAACCCTAGATATTCCTCTTGAATTAAAGCTGGATGAAGAGGGGTTTGCATCAATGCAAATGCATGAGTTTATGCATTACTTTGGAGATGTTGCTTATTGTGGTGGGCACCCATTCATTGAGAAATGCGAAATTCTCATAAAAGAAGAACACCTCGACAGAAAATAAAGGCTAATTTATGTCAGCAATGCTCCCAGAATGGACAACCTCCTGCCCAGACTGGGAGGAACGTATTGTCGCTAAAAAGTCACTCATGCCTTGTGAGCCACTTTTTCCAGAAGTGGCTGATGTAGCAGAGCGGATTTTTAAAGAATTAATCCTGGTCGATGTGATGGGTAGCCCAAAAATGGGCGAAGTCACACGTGAGTGGGTGATTGAGTTTGTCCGGGCAATCTTTGGAGCTTACGATCCAGTACAGAAAAAGCGGTTAATTCGTGAATTCTTCCTGCTGATCTCCAAGAAGAACACCAAGTCGACAATTGCAGCCGGCATCATGATGACCGCATTGATCTTGAATGATCGAATGTCGGCAGAGTTAATCCTGCTTGCTCCCACAAAAGAAGTGGCAGACAACTCATTTAACCCGATCCGGGACTTTATTAAGGCTGATCCTGAGTTGCAGGAAATGTTTAATATTTCCGAGCACACCAAAACAGTTACCCACCTGGGAACCAATGCGACTTTAAAAGTAATTGCTGCTGAGAGTGATGCGGCTGCGGGTAAAAAGGCCTCAATTATCCTGATCGATGAGATTTGGGTGTTTGGAAAAAGACCTCGCGCTGAATCGATGTTTCGTGAGGCAAAGGGTGGCTTGGCATCACGTCCTGAAGGTTGTGTGATTTATCTGTCTACCATGTCAGATGAAGTGCCATGCGGTGTGTTTAAGCAATTGCTGGACTATGCGCGTGATATTCGGGACGGTGTAAAAGTCAATCCTCAGTTCTTACCGCTGATTTACGAGTTTCCTGAGTGGATGCTTGAGGCAGGTGAACACTTAAAACCTGAAAACTTTTATGTCACCAATCCAAACTTGGGCGCATCGGTTGATCTGGATTACCTGGTTAATGAATTTGAGAAGGTAAAAGAGGCAGACGAGGCATCACTTCGTGACTTTCTTGCAAAACACTTAAACGTACCAATTGGCCTAAACCTACGTGCCAACCGCTGGGCTGGTGCTGAATATTGGCTGCAACAGGCTAGAGACACTATCACGCTGGATCGATTGATTGAAAAATCAGAGTTAATCACACTAGGTGTGGATGGAGGTGGGTTAGATGATCTCTTGGGGTTTAGCGCCTTAGGCAGACTAAAAGGAAATTCTCGAATCTGGTGGCTCTGGAATCATGCTTGGTGTAATAAGACTGCAGTCGAGAGACGTAAAGAGAATGCTCCAAAGTACGCTGACTACGAAAAAGAAGGTAGTTTGACGATTGTTGAGCGTGTAGGTGATGACATTGATCAGTTGGCGGCCATTGCTAAGAAGATTTTTGATTCTGGCAAGCTTGACAAAATCGGCCTAGATCCACAAGGGCTTGGCGGTCTACTGGATGGCCTGCTTAGTGCTGACATTCCTGAAGATAAGCTTATTGCGGTCCAGCAGGGCTTTAAGTTGATGGGCTATATCCTCACTACAGAACGAAAACTTGCCGAAGGCAATCTCTACCATGCTGGACAGGGATTAATGACCTGGTGTGTTGGTAATGCACGTGCAGTAATGAAGGGTAATGGCATGATGATCACCAAACAGGAATCTGGTGTTGGGAAGATTGACCCATTGATTGCCACGTTTAATGCCGTTGCACTTATGAGTCTGGCACCGGAAGTTAATAACTATGACATTGACGGATATTTAGAGGACATCGTGATAGCATGAGCGACTTACAAGACACGGGATTCTGGTCTCGCTTCTGGTCACGATTGACTGGAAAAACTCAATTAAAGAAAGGGGATACTTCCTATCCGGTAGATAGTTACATGTCTTCTGGTGGTGCAGTAGTTAGCCCTGAAACCTCTCTGAAGTTATCGGCAGTTTGGGCATGCGTAAAGCTACGTGCTGAAACTATTTCAACCTTGCCACTTCACCTATACGACACTGAAAAAAAGATTGCCAAAGACCACGAACTATACCGAATCTTGCATGACTCACCCAATGCAGACATGTGCGCCAGTGAATTTTGGCAGATTCAGTCAGCGTGTCTGGATTTATGGGGTAATGCGTACAGTTATATTGCTCGCCGCAATAATCGCAGTGTTATTTCTTTAGAACCATTGTTTCCTAGTGAAATGGTTAAAAAGCGCCTGAAAGATGGAAGCTTTGAATACCATTACACGGAAAACGGCAAAGTTAAAATCTATACCGATGATGAAATTCTGCATTTCAAGGGCTTTACCTTGGATGGTTATGTAGGGTTGTCGGCGATTCAGTTCTTCGCACAGACGATTGGCATGCAGTTCGATGCGAACAATCAGGCACAAGACTGGTTCAAGAATGGCCTAAAGGTTGGTGGATTTCTTGAGAGCGGAGAGACAACACTAACCACACAGCAACGTGATTCTTTACGACAAAGCCTGTCCATGTTCAGCCGACCTGAGAATGCTGGAAAGTACATGGTACTTGAGGCGGGAATGAAAGTGGCTAGTGCTGCAAATATCCGAATTAATCCGGTTGATGCTCAACTTCTTGAAAGTCGTTATTTCGGCATTGAGGAAATTTGTCGGGCCTTTGGCGTGCCACCTCAGCTAATTGGCCACACAAACAAAGCCAGCTCATGGGCATCAAGCCTTGAGCAAACCAATCAGGGTTTTCTTACTTACTCACTAAATCCGCAACTGGTTCGATATGAGCAGACAATCGCTCGGAAGTTGTTATTACCACAAGACAAATACAAATATCGACCTAAGTTTGCGGTTGATGGCCTACTGCGCGCCAATAATGCTGCAAGAGCTGATTTCTACGTGAAAATGACTCAGAACGGTCTATATACCCGAAATGAAGTGCGAGAGCTTGAGGATATGCCAAGAGCTGACGACCCAACCGCAGATAAATTAATGGTTCAGATGCAAATGGTTCCGCTGGGCACCGAAAAAGGTGAAACAAATGAATAGAAAAAGTTTTAATTTAAATATTAAAGCCGTCCAAGAGGACGGTTTTTTTTCGGGCTATGGTGCGGTTTTTGGAAATCTCGACTGGTATAACGACATTATTTTGCCGGGTGCCTTTAAAAATACACTGGCCAAATGGACTGAAAAAGGGAAATTCCCACCAGTACTCTGGAATCATAGTTCCAATGAACCAATCGGGGTCTACACCAAGCTGATTGAGGATGAAAAAGGCTTGTATGTCGAAGGCAAATTACTGGTCGACGATGTTCCAAAAGCCAAATCCACACACGCACTTTTGAAGGCTGGCGCAATCGATGGTTTAAGCATTGGATACCGCACGGTTAAATCCAGCTACAACGAAAACACAGATATTCGTGAACTGATTGAATTGGATCTAGGTGAAATCTCCATTGTCACCACACCGGCCAATGAAAAAAGCACAGTGATTTCTGTGAAATCCAAGTTAGAAGAAGGCGAATTGCCATCTTTACCAGAATTCGAAAAGTTCCTGAGAGAGTCAGGCTTTTCAAAATCGCAAGCCACTGCAATCGCTGGCAAGGGTTTGCGCCATCTTTTGAGCGAGTCTGAAGATGAAAAGTTCCAAGCGAAATCAATTTCTAATGCTCTTAATATTTTAAAAGGAAGTCAAAATGACTGATCAAAATTTAGAACAACTCGCTCAAGAGTTTAAAAAACAAGTCGATGAAGTTAAAGGTATTGCTGAAGACTTCAAAGGCAAACGTGAACATGGCGACAAAATTGCCGAAGGTGCTAAGCAAACCGCAGATGAAGCAATCACTAAATTAAACGAGCTTAAAGCCCGTATTGATGAAGTTGAGCAAAAAGCTGCACGTCGTCCGCATGAAGGTAATGAAGAGGTTAAATCTCTTGGCCGCCAATTTGTCGAATCTGATCAGTTTAAATCACTGGTTGGTTCAGCTGGACAGCGCGGTAAAGCAAACCTTGAAATTAAAGCCACTATCACATCAGCAGTAACTGATGCTGCTGGCTCGGCTGGTGATCTGGTTCAGACTACCCGCATTCCAGGCATTATTGCACCGCCTGACCGCAAGCTCACAATCCGTGACCTGTTGATGCAGGGCCGCATGGACGGTAACGCGCTTGAGTATGTTCAAGAAACTGGTTTTGTGAATGCTGCTGGTATGGTGGCTGAAGGTGCATTAAAGCCGCAGTCTGACATTAACTTTGACCTGAAATCGACTACTGCAAAAGTTATCGCTCACTACATGAAGGCATCGCGCCAGATTCTTGATGATGCATCGCAATTGCAGTCTTATATCGATGGTCGTTTGCGCTATGGTCTTGCTTTCAAAGAAGAGCAGCAGATCCTGAACGGTGACGGCACTGGTCAAAACTTGCTTGGTATTATTCCACAAGCAACTGCGTATGTTCGCCCTGTAGGCGTATCAACCACCGCAGAAAGCAAAATCGACACCCTGCGCTTCGCAATGCTTCAGGCAATTCTTGCTGAATACCCTGCAAGCGGCCATGTGCTAAACCCGATTGACTGGGCTGCAATCGAAACCCTGAAAGACACATCTGGTCAGTACATCATTGGTAATCCACAAGGCAACTTAAACCCGACTCTGTGGGGTCTTCCGGTTGCAGAAACACAGGCGATTGCTGCGGGTAAATTCCTGACTGGTGCCTTCTCAATGGGTGCTCAAATCTTTGACCGCTGGGCTTCACGTGTTGAAGTGGCAACCGAGAACGAAGACGACTTTGTTAAAAACTTGGTGACCATTCTTGCGGAAGAGCGTCTGGCATTGGCGGTTTATCGTCCAGAAGCGTTTATCTATGGTGATATTACCCCAGCTGTTTCCGGCGGTTAATCCAAAATCCAATAAGGGCCAAATTACTGGCCCTTATTTATTAGGAGATAGTCATGACTGAGTACGATGTTAAGCGTGAGCACTATGGTGATAAGTATTACCAGACTGGTGATAAGCGCACAGCAAATCCAGCGGATGTGAAACACTTAGTTGATAAGGGTGTTTTAGTTGAATCTGTTGAAGAGCCAAAACCCAAAACCACTAAAACCCCAGCAAAACAGGCCAAACCAGAATGATTGATCTCGCAAAAGCTAAGTTGCATTGTCGTGTAGATCATGATGATGAAGATACTTTGATACAGGCATATATCGATGCTGCCAATGAGCAAATCCAAGCACATTTAGATCGCAAAGTTATCGCAACCGAGGCTGAGCGAGTAAATGAAAATGACCTGGTTGATAACAAGGCCCTAGATGCTGCACGGCTTCTCTTTGTGGCACATCTTTATGCCAATCGGGAAGCCACCACTCAGGCAACGATTGAATTGCCTTTAGGGTACTGGTCCTTAATCCAGCCTTACCGGAATATGGGGGTGTGATATGTCCCAGCGTGCCGGCGAACTATGCCACCGTGTAACGATTCAGCATAAAACCACGGTCTATGATGAATACAACTATGAAACCGAAGTCTGGACTGAATACAAAAAGCTCTGGGGTAAACTGGATTTTCTTTCTGTAAAAGATTCGATAAACGCCAAGGCTGCCGGATCACAAACCATAGCCCGGCTAAAACTTCGAAAGCGTAAAGATATTGATACTGGTATGCGCGTTTTGTTTGATGGACAGACTTTCCAGATCGTTTCACCACCTAAACCCGATAATGAAAACGGTCGTATTTACATGACATTGGAGTTGTCATTAGTGGGGTAAGCCATGTCAGTAGAAGTAAAGATTGAAGGCTTGGAGTCAGTTCAAGAGAAACTTAAAAGACTTGGCAATCCTCGCTTAATCAAAAACGCTGCTCGACGTTCAGCTCGTAAAGCTATGGCAATTGTGCGTGATGCAGCAAGGGCCAATGCTAAAGTTCTGGATGACCCTGAAACAGCCGAAAAGATCTGGAAAAATATCGCAATCGCTGCGGGTAAAACCCGAAACCCGAATGAAGTGGTGATGCGTGTCGGGGTGCGTGGTGGGGCTTCATTTTCTAACCCCAATCCACCTAATACGAGTGGTGGGGATACGCGGCATTGGCGTTGGGTTGAATATGGCTCCGTGCACAATCCACCGGTGCCATTCATGCGCCCAGCACTGCAAAACAACATCCAAGCCGTGACCAATAGCTTTGCTGAAAACTTCAATAAAGAAATTGACAAGGAACTCGCAAAATTATGAACATTTTACCCGTAGTTCCGACACTGAAAGCCAGCCCTGAAGTCACGGCATTGCTCGGCACCAATCCTTTAAAAGTCTGGGAGGATATTGCGCCAAGTGGCACAGCATACCCTTATGCAGTCTGGTCAGTGGTCACAGCCAATCCTGAAAACAATTTAGATTGCCCGGCAAACACTGATCATGTGTCCTTCCAGATTGTGGTTTACGACACTCAGCAGAAAAGAGCATCCGATATTCGGGCGGCAATACGAAAGGCTTTAGAGCCGCATTGCTATGTCACCAATATTCACCCAAACCATTTTGAGCGCATTGCTGACACCAATATTTTTGGTCGCGGCTTTGATGCGAATTGGTTTTTGGATAGATCATGAAAGATAAAATTATAGCAACGGTTGTCATTCTTCTGGTTGTGATCTTTACCTGTCTTATGTTGTACGCAATCTGGGAAGAATCAACAAACCCGAAGATGGAACTAAATAAATCCGAATGGGAGTGTGCAAAGACTGAAACGCGCATAACCAACGTCATTATCGGTGGCAAGCTTATGCCACAGTCAAATCAAGAATGCGTCGAATATAAACGCGTGGGCGGTAATTGAAGATGGAATGGAAAACTATAGGCAATGAGAAGCCAAAACATAATCAAGAATGTTATGTATGGGCCAATGGACCATCAATAGTTACTTATGATGCTGAATACAATACTTTTCGAGAATGCTCTGGGTGGAGTTTTCAGCCTGATGACTCAACTGTTTGGGCAGACCCACCAAGGCCGCCAGACCACATGGTCAAAGATAAATAAATTTCAATTTTCCACATAGCACCCAACAGGGTGCTTTTTTTATGCCTAAAATTGAGGAGTAGCTACTCATGGCAGTTAAGACAAACAAAACGCATGTATATGCGGTCGTAAATAAAGAAGTTGTTCGCTTCAGTTGTTATTCAGGTTTTGGTTTTGGTCAGGACTCTTTTGGCAAGATTGATGCGACATGCCTTGATTCTGACACTAAAAACTATGAGCGCGGTATGCGTGATCCGGGTGAAGGCTCTATTGCTATTCAGTTGGATGATGAAAATGCAAGCCATATCAAGCTTATTCAATTGGCCGAGTCTGGTGAAAAAGTTGAATGGTATATTGGCTCAAGCCATGCAGAAACAGCGCCTGATTATGACACTGCGACCGATACCATTGATCTGCCGGGTGATCGTGTCTGGTGGACTTTTGAAGGTTACTTAAACCCAACTTCACCTGATGATCTTGCCCAAGACTCTCTGATTACCTATTCATTCACTCTGGTGCGCACATCAGGTGTAACTACAATCTTCCGTGATCCTGCAGTGGTGGCTCCATAATGGCTAAATTAAATCTAAGCGATATTGCACAGGGTGCACTGGTTAATGATATTCATGAGGCTGAAGTTGAATTCAAGCATCATGGGAAAACCGAAACTGTTGATATTCGCATCAAGCAATTGCCTTACGCGGTTACCGAGCCATTATTTAAGAGATTAAATAAAGGTGAAGATGTGGTTGCTGAGTGGATTTCTAAAGCATTGGTTGATGATGATGGCAATGTTTATTTAACCCAAAAGCAAGTATCAACAAACTTTACGCCCTCTTTGGCGGGTGCTGTGTTTAATAAAATTCTAGGTATTGAAAAACCGCCAAAGGATGAAGAGGGAAAGTCCGATTAACGCCAGATGATGAATTCTGGTGTGAATTGGTTCTCAATGGGGTGGGTGGCCGCACAATTGCTGAAGCTAAATCCAATATGACTAATGCTGAGGTTTCGCAATGGGCTGCGTTTAGAAATAAGCGCGGCTCTTTTTTTACTGGCAGACGCATAGAACAGGGATTTGGCAACCTAATGGCGACTTATTTTGGATCAAAGGGTGCCAAAAACGTGAAAGCTATATCTTTTATGCCTCATGAAGATCAGCCACAAGAATTGTCGCTTGAGGAATACATGATGCAAACGTACGGTGGCAAGCAAGGCTGATTACGGTCAGCCTTTCTTTTTTTCCTAATAATTAGTATCTTGTCCTGAATAACAAATATTGGGGTTGGGTGTGGAAATAATAATAGCAGTAATTGTTGGTGTGATTATTTGGTATGTTTTGAAAGCTAAAAATGCAGCAAGTGAAACAAGTGTAAATCCAAACCCAAACAACATTTCATACGCGTACAACATTGTGGGTGAGCAAGCATATCAAAATAATTTAAAAAAAATAGCAGGACCAAAAGAAGAAGAATCAAAGTTTTTTGAATGTTATGCAAAAGTTTCATCAGATCCATTTAACCAATATGACAAAAATGCAATTAAAGTTGAGATTAATGGTTTGATCGTTGGTTATATAAGTAAGGTTGAGGCAGCTAAATTAGCTGGAAGAGTAATAAATAAAACAGTTCCAGCGGTTATCGATGGCGGTTGGCTTGACGATGATGGTGAGGGTAGTTATGGTGTAAAGCTCGCAATTAATAATGTTAATGATCTGGTTTAGTTGGAGCTGAGAAATGAAAAAACTATTAATGGCGATTCTGCTAACCATATCAACACAAGTTATTTTTGCTGGGGAGCGGACTCTAGATGAGCGCTGTGATGGGCATGCTAAATATGTTATTGAATTATTAAAAAATAGATACAGTGGCGAGTCTCTTTCAGAGCAATTGGAATTAGTAGAAGAGTGGGATGATCCAATCTATAGAGAAGAAGTTAAAGGGATTTTAAGAGAAATCATCTACAAGCAGCCAATATTTTATCTGGATAGAGAGATTGCTTTACAGGGCTTGGAGAACTACATAGCCGCGTATCGCAGTTGCGTAAAACAGTACGCAACAGATTAAATATCTTAAATTTTTACAAAGCCTCACTTATGTGGGGTTTTTTATTGCCTGAGGAAAAGTTATGGCAGCAGCATCCCTTGGTCGATTGACCCTAGATTTAGCAGTAAAACTCGGTTCATTTGAACAGGGTATGACGCAGGCAGAACGCAAAACTAAAGACACCACAGAGAAGATGGGTAAAGCTTTTGGTGGATTTAAGTCTCAAGTTGCCGATGCTTTGGGTGGCACTCAGATCGGCTCAATTGTTGATTCGTTCAACGCTAAAATTGGCTCTCTAAAGGGTGGGGTTTTAGTGGCGGGCGCTGCGCTTACTGGTATGGCCGTTGGTGGTATTGCGGTAGCTACTGGCGCATTGGCAAAAATGGCAATTGATACTGCTAAGGCAGATGCGCAACTTTTAGTCTTGGCAAACCGCGCCAATACCAGTGCAGAGAATTTTCAAATTCTTCAGTATGCTGCATCTGGTTTAGGTGTAACACAAGATCAGCTTGGAAGTATTCTTGCCGATGTACAGGAAAAATTAGGTGAATTTAGCGCAACTGCTGGGGGTGGAGCTGCTGACTTCTTTGATGCGTTAAAAAACAATACCAAAATGACAGAAGATCAAATCAAGTCATTCGGTAAAACCTTGCAAGGTAAAGATGGCATTGAGGCCATTCAAATCCTTAATGATAAAATGGATGAACTTGGGGTTACATCTCAGGAACGTCGTTTTATTTTTGAGAGCTTGGCAAGCGACCTAGCACACCTAGCACCAATATTTGCTGAAAATGGAGACCTTTTAGAAAAATACGGTGATGCATTAAGAGATGCAGGTGTAATTAAGTCAGGCGAAGCGCTAGAGCAGTCAAAATTATTAGCGGCTCAGACTGAATCGGTGCGTATGCGTTTTGATGGCTTAAAAAGCCAGTTGGCCACTCAGATGATGCCTGCTCTAAATAGCCTTGTAAGTCACTTTATTGATGGGGCAACAAAAGGCGGGCAGTTTGGCGGCATTATTAAATCGGTTGGAGTGATTGCACGAGGCGTTGGTGTTGTTGTTATTGGTGTTGCAGCATCCATTGAGGTGATGATTAAGGTCATTGCTGGATTTATAGATCAAGCCAAGAATGTAGCTAAGACAGCACTTAATGTCTGGAATGCGGATGGTGTTGTGGCCAAAGCTAAAGCCACATGGAATGGCTTAGCAAATGCCGGAACATTGGCGGTAGGAACATTTACAAGTGGTGCCAGTGCGATTCAGACTGCTATGGATGGGGCTGGTAGTATTCTTGACTCAGCAACAGCTAAAACAGATAAGTTGACAGAGGCTAACTTGGCAATTGCAGAAGCTGCAAAAAAATCTGCTGCTGGGTTGAGAACCAATACTAAAGAGGCCGATGAAAACGCCAAAGCAAAAGAAAAGGCCGCGGCAGCTTCAGCCAAAGCAGCAAAAGAACAGGAAAAACTTAATGGTCTTGTTGGTGCTTCAGCATTGAATGGGCTACGTATTAAATCTAGCGAATCTATTGCTGGTGGCAAAGTAAGAGGCTACACAGCGGAATTTGCCAAACTGGCTCAGGATGCTTTGGGTTCTCAGCTTAACCGTTTTACAGCTTTCAATGATAGTTATCACAAGGGAACTAACAGCAAACATGCGATTGGTCAGGCTTTTGACTTTACTGTTAAGGATGCAGGTGAGGCTAATGCCTCAATTAAGCGACTACAAGAAGTAGCCAAAAAATACGGCTTTACCATTAAAGCAATTAATGAATATGCGAATCCATCTGGCCGATCTACTGGTGGGCATGTGCATGTCTCTGTTCTTGGTTATAAAGGAACGAGCGAGATGCTCAAGGATGCTCAGGCCGAATTAGGCATAATTGCATCCACAAATGAAGAGGCTAAACGAATCCATGATGAAAGACTCAGGGCGCAACAGTCTGTTGCAAGTCAATATTACAGTGAACTGCAAAAGTTAGAGTACGAAAACTCAGAATCCATCAAAGCAATCAATGTGGCTTATGCTGGTGATGATGCTGCCATTAAAAAATACCTAACCCTTCAACAGTCCGCATATGAAAAAGACGTTGCTGAATACCAGGAGGCTCAAAAACAAAAAGAGCTGAGTGATAAAAAGCAACTGCTTGAAGCTAGTCGCAACTGGATGACTGCTGGTGAATATGCTCGCGAATATTATGCGTTAGTGCGAGAGGAAATTCTCAACACTTCTGAATACTCGCCAGCAATGAAACAGGCACTAATTCAAGGCTTTCTGTCACAACAAAACCTCGAAGAATCTTATGAGCGCGACAGTGCCATTGAAGATTACCGCGATGTAATGGGCTATGGAGAAAATCCGCTAGAGCGGCAGTTTGAAGTTTTGCAAAAAATGCGCGAACTCGATCTATTGAACGAAGAAGCATACCAAAATGCAAAACTTGAACTGCAAGCCAAGTCTACCGCTAGTTACATGGAGGGTATGCTTGGTGGCTTTGCATCACTGGTAGATGAAAACTCTAAAACCTATGCAGTACTGTTTGCTGCTCAAAAGGCCTTCGCTGTAGCTCAGGCAATGCTGAACATTCCAGCGGCATATTCCAAAGCCTATGATGCTGTTGTTGGAACGCCTTTTGTTGGTCCATACATTGCGCCGGCGGTTGGTGCGGCCGCAGCAGCTTTGCAGGTTGCTCAAGCAGCAAGCATTAAATCAGTTGGTTTAACAGGCATGGCCCACGACGGTATTAACAATATCCCGAAGGAAGGTACATGGTTGCTTGACGGTGGAGAGCGTGTTTTGAATCCTGAGCAAAATAAGGATCTGACTCGATACTTGAGTGAGGCGCGTGAAAGCAATTCATCGCCAAACGTCAATCTAAACCCGAACTTCGTTATTGTGGATGAGCGTCAAAGCTTGGGTGATTACTTGTATGGCCCAGATGGCAAGAAAACTTTCGTGAAGTTCTTTAAGCAGAATCGACGGGAATTAGGATTTGCATAAGCTCACTTCGGTGGGCTTTATTTTTATCAATTTGAGGACAAAATGAAAATACAAACGTCATATGGCGAGGTGCATGTATTAACAAATTGCCCTCTATTAGATTCGACTGAAAGCCTGGAATGGATGACTGAAGTTCATGAATCATTTGATGGTAGTGAAGAGCGCTATCCGCTTCGTGATGCACCACGCCAGATCCTGAACTTTAATTACACTCAGCTGCGTAAAGCCATGGGTGATCTGTTTCACATGCTATATGCAAATCTGCGTAAACAGTGGGGTATTCCGCTGCGTCAGGTGAAGCGAGTCATTCCTGATATTGTGGATGATGATTACATCATTCTGGATGCAGCAGACACCATAGCCGACCTTCGAGTCGGTTTTGCTTTTATTGAGAGCAGTGAAGGTGGTCAAGTGGTCGAGATTGTCAGCCGTGGCCGCTACATCATTATTCAGGAAGAAATCCGGGACCCGGAAACGGATGATGTGATTCAAGAACTGATCACTGAATACCAGGATGGCTTCCGTTTGGCTGCAAATGTGACTGTAACCAATGCCGTGATTATGCCGCTGCGGATCTGCATCATTGATGGGGATGCTTCAATCAATGCGGGTGGTTTCTGGTCCAATGCTTCAGTCGTTTTCCGGGTGTTGGCAGAAGACTTGCCGGAACATGAAGGTGACGTGCCAGGGCAGTACAAGGGTGAGGATATTTACTGGAAGCCTTTACTGCTCGATGGTGATTCTCTAGAAATGACACTGACCCAGCATCAAAACATTGTGGATGGTGCTATTGGTGGTTTTCAGCAGTACACCCATCATAAAAAACCCAAGTATCTCAAGCCTTTTACTTCGGTTTTAAAAGACTGGTCAGAGTTTAATGCTTATCGCCGGTTCCTATTCCGCAGGTCTGGCCGGTACCGGGCTTTCTGGATGCCGCTATATGAGAAGCATTTGAATATTTTAAATACCGGCAACATCACCACCAGTTTAAGCACCAATACCAAATACATCATTGAAGCCGACCGCAAGCATATCGCAGTCAAACGCAAGGATGGCAGATGGTCAGCACATGAAATTACCGGTCGTACTGGTGGTTCACTCGCGGTTTCACCAGCAATTAATGCACATCGAAATGACATTCAGACCATCTGTTATTTGGGGTTGCATCGCCTGGATGCAGATCGGGTCGAGTTCCAGTTTTTAGGCGCTGGCAAATCAAGAATTACTGTTCCAATCGTGGAGATTGATAACTAATGGCACGTTCAGAACTTTATCAATTTAAGCATGGAGACAAGCAGTGGTTTTTCACCAGTGCACGTAAGGCGATTACTCATAACAACATTGCGTATTTTCCGGTGCGCGGTTTAAGCCGGGGAAATATTGAAGATGCGGATATTGATAAGTGCGAGGTCGAGCTGATTTTTCCGCACCCGTATCCGCTTTTCAATGATGCTGACGATAGTTTCACTCAGGTTTTTTTAAACAAGATTTATCTGGAATCGGTGTATTTCACCCTGATTGAACTGGATGGATCTGAATCGCTGGTTCTGTTTAAGGGCCGCGTGACGCAGCCAAAGTTTGATGACCGTGATAATACGATGACGCTAGTCTGCTCGACTGCAGAAAGCTTCATGCGTCGCAAGATTCTGACGCGTAAATATCAGCGTACCTGTCCAAATACAATTTATGACAAGTACTGCGGCCTTGATTTTAACGAATGGTCATTTGATGTGACTGTGACCGCGATCAATGGCCTTGATGTGGTTTTTACTGTCAACCCAACTCAAGTCATAGACGGGGAAGGCAATCCGGTATTTGAGCAGGTTCCAGTGCTCGATGAGTTGGGACAACCTGTTTTGGATGAGCTTGGTAATCCCATTTTTGAAAATGGCGATCCAGTCATGGAAATCAAAACCTATCCGTCTGGCTGGCTGAATCGCGGTGTGCTGAAAAAGGATGGCGTGTTTACCTTCATTGTTGGTAATAGCGCGAATGGCAGTATCCGGCTGTATCGCCAGCACATCGGCCTAAAAGTAGGTGATGTAGTGCGAGTGGCACCGGGTTGTGATCAATCTCTAAAAACGTGTCATGAAAAATTCAATAACCATAAGCGCTTCGGTGGCCATCCAAATATACCGAGCGAAAACCCACTGGAAGTTCAGTTGATTAAGTAGGGTAAAAATGAATATTGATATTTTATTGGCTGGGTTTGATGCGACCCAGCTGCAGCACATAGGCGCTGTTATTCCCTTAATTGCCTGGGCGATTGGTGCTGCAATTTTTTCAGTCGCTGTTGGCGTGTATACCTTTTTGCAAATGCGCAAAATGCAGAAGAAAAACCGTCCAAAGCCAAATCAGCTGGACGGCACAATTGCGGATGAAGGTGTCTCATTTTACGACATTGCTGGCAGCCCACACGTGCATGGGAATATCACAGATATCTGGAATAAATCTACCACGCCAATTAAATCCAAGTCGGGTAAAAAATGAAAATTTATATGTCTGATATTCGAAAAGCAAAAATGTGCTCGGGCGGAACCCGGGCATTTTTTTTGCGACAAGGTTGGGATTGGCAGGATTTCTTAAAGAATGGGCGTGATGCTCAGGACTTTATTGATACAAATGATGCAATGGCTATGCAAGTGGTGGAGGTGGCTAAAAATGGGCGGAAGTAGTTCTCAGGTTGTTGGGTATCGTTATTATGCAAATTTTTTAATGTTCATCGGTAATCCGATTGAAAATCTTTTAGCAATTAACTTTGACAAGCGCGGCTGGCATACAGGAAGGCGTGTATCAATGGGTAGTAGCGGAGAGCTTTGCTACTTGCATTTGCCGAACGAGTATGGTGAGAATGAAGGCGGGGTGAGTGGAGTGCTGAATATTAAAAAAGGCTCAAAGCATCAGACAGCTGATTCCGCATACACAAAGTATATGAATTCAATATCATTGCCTGTTTCTGCGTATCCGTATCAATCATATATCTCATTTAGCGGCAGTGAATTAGCTAATCAATTCAAAGAAATGTCTGAAGAGGAGCTTCAATATCTCGCAGACGAATATGAAGACGGGATTGTGCCAGGGAAGGGGTTTTATCTTGGCAACTCCGGCTACATGAAAGAGATGCTGCTATGGGTGAAGCGTACGCAGGTTAGGAATGATGGGCGTGAGCAGTGGTATAAAGTTCGGGGTGATGGCGCTGTTGTTTGTGAGATTGGTAGTCGTAAAATATTTAGCGACTCCGAACTTGACGTATCGGGGATCATGGGGGAGGCAAAAACTGACACATATAGATTTGTTGACAGTGATTTTTACAGCGTGAATGAGACAGTCCATGATGCTTCTATGGATGGTAGCATTGCTTGGAATAATGAACTTGGGAGAATTTGGCCGAAAATGGTCTCAAAAACACTTGGTAGCAGGTTTATATACGGCTGGCCTGCTGGTAGTGTTTCGAAAGTTGAGCAAACAGCAAAAATCAAAGGAAACAAAGGTTGTTATGTTCGTGCGAATGTGATCGTAAAACAATATGGTGAAAAATTTAATTTAAATTTTACTGATGGCGATACAGTTTTTATTGTCAATAAAACAGAATTCTCAAATGGTGATGCTGCACTAACCACAATTTTTGACGTGGTTTTTAGATTTGACCTTGGTCTATCAATAAAATCTACCGTGGAGGGTGTTTACTATCATGATTTAGATATTATCACTCAATCTAAGATTACTGTTTCGATTGAGCCGGTACCTCGTGATCTTAATATTATGATTGATAACTATGATATCAACCCAATACATAAAATCCGTGAAATTCTCACCGATGATACAGCCATGGGTAAGCCCGAAGATGATGTTAATAACGCCAACTTCATTAAGGCCGCGGATCGCATTTATGATGAAGGCTTGGGGATTTCATGGGCAATTGATGAAAAATCATGTATTGAAGCGATTGAGGAGCTTTGCTATCACATTGAAGCCGGTATTCGAGTCAATCGTCAAACTGGTCTTTATGAAATGGTTTTATTTCGTGATGATTGGTTTGAAGAAAACGAGATTCATAATATTACAGAAAATAAAATTAAGGATTTGTCTCTTGAGGTCATGAGTAGTGATGACGTTGTAAATCAACTTAATGTCACTTATTACGACCGCCAGCGCATTAAAAATTCAACTTTTTCAGTTTATGAAAACGGTTCAATCTTAACGATGGGACATACTAATGCCGAGTCTGTAGAGCTTCCGTATTTTATGAATATGCGCAATGCCGAGATCGTGGCGAACTGGAAGTTGAAGCAGTTTTCTACGCCTGCATGGTCGGGTAGCTTTACAACGGGCTGGCGTGAAGCTCGAAAGTGGAATCGCTATGATTTGATTCGCCTGCCTTGGTCTAAAAAATGGAATGGCACGATTCTAGTTCGCATCATGAAAATCAATCTTGGAAATGGTACTGACAATACTGTGACCATTGATTTTGAAGAAGTGATTCCGTATTCAGGCGAAATGAATACAACTATTGCTATTGACGAATCCATGAATGAGGGTGTGCTACCTCCGCAGCCAAGCGAGAATGCAGTATTTGAAGCTCCCTATTACTTAACTGTACTTCGTGCTGGTCAAACAAATGCCGAGCTGGAATTATCTAATAATCCAGATATTGGCTATGTAGTAGCAATTGCGGCAAAACCACAAAGCAACTCAATTAATGCACTTCTCTATACTGATAGCGGGGTTGGTGAATTTGAACAGGTTTCTCGGCTTGATTACTGCGATATTTTGCAGCTTGATCAGCCAATTATTGAAACTACATCATCATTTACGGTGACTGGATCATTAACTCAAACTGCAAACTCGAATAATTTGATTTTATTGAATGGCGAATTAATGGGGTTTGTGAACTTTGATGATGCGACAAAAGTTTTAACTGTGAAGCGTGGTGTCTTGGATACTTTGCCGCAAAAGCACCACTCTGGAAGCCTATTTGTTTTTGATCTGTCTGATATCGCTTTTGATTCTACGCAGTATGCACAGAGTGAAGTTATTGAAGCTCAGGTTTTAACAACAACACCGAGTGGAGTTCAGGAGCTGGCTGCAACTGGTGCGCCAGTTGAGATTCATGCGCGAGCAATCCGACCTTATCCGCCAGCGAATGTGAAATTTAGTGGAGCTTATTTTCCTGAAATACAGATTGTGACAAACGATATAGTATTGACTTGGTCGCATCGTAATCGTGTCCAGCAGACTGGTGGTGATACTCTGGGATGGTATGAAGGCGATGTAATCAGGGAGGATGGGGTTACTTATTCTTATGAGCTGATTTCTGAGAATGTTGTTTTAGATAGCGCAAGTGGTATCGATGCAAATACCGTGACTATTCCTTCATCTGTATTGATTCCGAATAAACCTCACACACTGAAAATTTGGTCGGCACGTGATGGATATAAGTCATATCAAAATTTTGAGCATTCCTTCTTCGCTGAAGCTGTTAGCTTAATTTTATCAGCGATAGCCACAAGCAATAATGCATCAGGAAATACGTTAGCTAATGCAAGCATCACCGTGAATGTAGACACATCACTATCAGCAAATATGCGATTTGATGGATCTGGTATTAGCGGCAAAGCCGAATCTGGATCGGTAATTACAATTGAGGTGGATGATTAATGACAACTTACACAGCTATTGCAGATGCAAACGGGGACTTTATAGTCCCTTTTTCAGATGCCTATACAAGCGGGCAAAAAGTAACAGTGACCGCCGAAAAAGAGGGCGCAACCAAGTCAATTGAGCTGTATGCTCCAAGTGATGTTACTGGTGGTGGAGTAATTCAGTTTTTGGGAACGCTTGATGATTTTCCGAACAATATTGGCGGAGTGGTTTTGTCTGGAATTACTGGGAATATTAATTCTCAAGCATTTCAAGCAAATTTATCTGGTACCCTCTGGAGAAAAGCGACCTCACTTACAATTAAGTCTGGCGTCACAAGCATTGGTCAATCAGCATTCTCGGGTTGGAGTGCCGCAACATCTTTAGTAATACCGAACTCGGTCACCCTGATACATCAATCAGCATTCTCAGGTTGGAGTGCCGCAACATCTTTAGTGATTGGAAGTGGTATATCAAGCATAAATGCCAACAGCTTTACTGGCTGGAAATCCATAAAGGATATTATAATCCCGCCAAGCGTTGTTGAAATATCAAACGCAGCATTTGACGAATGCACGGCGCTAGAACACTTAACAATCGGGATTAATGTTGCCACGATTGGAACAAATGCATTTAGGGGGGCGCTTAATGCAGTACAAATTACAGTATTAAGAGAAACCCCACCAACAATCACAAGCTCAACATTTGCTGGTTGGAGTGCATCCTGCATTATCAAAGTCCCAGCGGCATCAGTAGATGCATATAAGGCTGCACCGAACTGGTCGGCCTTTGCATCAAGAATACAAGCTATTTAATGCACCGAAAGGTGCTTTTTTATTACCAAAATTTAGGGGGCACAATGTCAAATGATCCACCACCAGAGCCGAAAGGCTCTTTTTTAATGCCGATTTTATAGGGGGCTTCATGCCAGATAGCGAAACATACGGAATGCGAGTCGAGAAAAAACTGGATCAGCTTCGACAAGAAATGGGCGAGTTAAATAATAACGTTATTCGATTGTCAGAACGAAATGAATATTACCAGTCACAGGCAGTAGCGAACCGACGTGATATTGATTTGCTGCAAGCAGATATGAATCAAGCAAAAGGTGGGCTCACCTTTGCAAAAGCACTTGGTGGGAGTGCAATTGCACTTCTTTTTGCTTTTGGATCTTGGATATTTCAGAGCAATAACGCGCTTGCTAAAGAAAATGCAGGACTGAATCAAAAACTGGCCATCATTGAATCAAAACAGATTCGAATGGATACAGACTTTGCAGCGTTAAGAAATCAAATTGATCAACAGAAAAAATGAATCATTAAGAGAGGAAAAATGAAATTAATTAAAGAAAACGTGCTGAAATATACCAGCGTTAAATGGCCCCTGATAGGGGCTTTTTTATTGGGTGTAATTCCTACTTTAATCCAGGAGGGAATTAACACGCAGCTTATCCCGACTGAATACCATTCATTGATTTTAACCATTGTTCTGCCTGCATTGGCTTACTTTGGCAAAAAGAAATATCAACCTGAACTGCATCCTGAGCCAACTATTTTAGGTTTTGCAAAGCTACCCACTGATTCAATTACCTTTGATGAAGCATTTCGGCGCTTGATTGGGCATGAAGGTGGGTACACAACAGACCGACGTGATGCAGGCAACTGGACTGGTGGAAAGGTGGGGGTGGGTGAGTTAAAAGGTACGAAATACGGCATTGCTGCAAACACCTATCCAAATCTGGATATTAAAAACTTATCCCTTGCTCAGGCCAAAGAAATCTACAAAAAGGACTGGTGGGATAAATTGGGCGGCAATGGTTTGCATTCTGCAATTACATTCCAGCTTTGGGATTTTGCGATTAACGCCGGAAAGAAACGAGCAATTCAAGAATTACAGCAAGCTGTTGGTGTAACTGCGGATGGCATCATTGGCCCTAAGACCATGGAAGCTGTGAATGCTCAGGACTTAAATGATGTGATTCTAACTTTGACTGCTGAGCGACTAAGGTTTTATACATCCTTAAAAACATGGCCCACCTATGGCAAAGGATGGACTAATCGTGTTGCGGATAACCTGAAATATGCAGCGCGAGATAATTAGATTATCCCGATGCTAAACAGGCCCTCTAAGTGAGGGCTTTGTTTATTAGTAAAATAAGTAATTAGTTATTAATTAACCCTCAGAATCCCCTCCCAACTAAAGTAATTCTGGGTCAAGTTTTGGCGTGACATTGCCCAAGCACGACCATGCATTTTGCATGGCCCAATCGCAAGTTTCTTATCACCAAACTTGATTTTTACTTTTTCCAAAGCCTCTTGCAGTCTTTCATTTTTCTCTATTTGAGTACTATCAGATAGAAGGTCATATATGTATGTCGATTTTGGCTCGATTGCGGTCAATATCACACCACATTTCTTAAACTCGATTCCTTCTTGGAACAGCTCATTCATTCGCTTCATTACAGCCCGGTTCATAACAGCAGCACAGTCAGTCGGCTCAGCAAATCCGATATTGATCGACTTGTTATAGAAAGGCCTGTTCTTATCAAAAGGATTGGATTGGGCAAAAGCAATCACACAGCCACAAAGAGATTCATCTTCTCTTAACCGCTTAACTGCATTCTGCAGGTAATCACTCATTGCCTCAGATAATGATTCAATATCGGTTACCCGTGCGCCAAATGAGCGTGATGAAATGATTTGCTTCTTAGTTGGCGCAGCCTGCTCAAGTTCGATACATGAAACTCCTTGCAGCTCCATGACAGTCCTCTGCATGACTACTGAAAACAGTTTTCCCATTTGATATGGATTAGAGGTAGCTAAATCAAGAACTGTATTAATGCCTACGCCTTTTAGTTTTTTACTATGCTGACGACCAACTCCCCAGACTTCGGAAACATCAATCAAACTCGAAAAATAATCCCGGTGCTTAGGATCCATAGAAGCCAGATCACAAACACCATTGAAGCGTTTTGCTTTTTTAGCCATATGATTGGCAAGCTTGGCTTCGGTCTTTGATCGACCAATACCGACACAAACTGGCAATCCAATCCACCGTAAGATCCGCTGTCGCATATCTTGCGCATATTCAACCAGATCATAATTTTCAGAATAGGCAGTAAGCTTCAAAAAGCACTCATCAATCGAATAAATTTCCTGTTCACCTGGCGCTACGTAATCAGCCAAAATCGAATGAAAGCGGTGAGACATTTCTGCATATAAGGCATAGTTACTGGAAAGCACCTGAACATTGTGTTTTTCGACAATTTCCCGGATCTGGAATAGGGGAACCCCCATCTTGATACCAAGATCTTTTGCTTCTTGAGAGCGCGCAACCGCACAGCCGTCATTATTTGAAAGAACAATGACCGGCACATCTTTAAGTTTAGGGTTGAACAAGCGCTCACAACTTACATAGCAATTATTTACATCAATGAGCGCGTATATTTCGTTGTTATAGCTCATCTGAATTTCTTGATTACATTCGTGACTACACCCCAAATCTCAAATTGCTGTCCTTCTGCAGGATGAATATCCGGGTATTCATCATTTTCTGCTTTTAGCCAACCACCTTTTACGTCAATGATGAGTCGTTTCACGGTCAATTCATTATCAATGCAGGCAATCACAATGTCTCTATGCTTGGCTTCAATACTTCTATCTACAATCAGAGCATCATTAATATCAATTCCCGCATTCAGCATGGATAGGGAGTTGGCGCGTACGATAAATGTGGCGTTGGCGTTATTGATTAGGAACTCATTAAGATCGAGTTTCTTATCAATATAATCTTGAGCAGGTGAGGGGAAGCCAGCCTGAACACGCTCCATGGCCAATGGTATTTCTATTTTAGTAACTGGATCGAACTGACGGATATCAGTGATTTCATTTTCTTTTTTAAGAGATTTTAAGTATTCTTTGATATCAAGAATTTTAGATTCAGGCACTCGAATCACTTTCGTTTCTTCAGACTTTTTTCGACCAGCCCCGGCACGAAATCCCCCATGAGTATTGCTCAT